TTTTTATTGATAATACATCATATACATGCCTATTCTTTTGATAATCGATAAAACAGGTTCTATTAAAGAACTGACCGTGAAAACATACGACGAGTCTGAACTATATAAAAAAGCCGGATTCAAAAGCGAAACAAATTTTTCACGTCATTCTGTTTGGAATGTGAAGACGGGCGGTAAGGAATATTCAATTTCGGTTTATGGTAAGACGGACGGGCGTGCAAACCAAGAAAATAAATATGATTTTCCTCCACCAATTGATAATACGCTGTTTTTCGGATCGTGTATTCTTGTGAATAAAGACGAAGACAATGAAGCAATCGATCTAACCGAACAAGAATGGGAGAAGATTTACGAGAAGCTATTTGGTGGATTTGAGGACATCGGAGACGAGGATTCCGTTTTATCGGAAGATTCTATACCTGACTCAGTTCCAAGAACAAAAGAAGGATATGTAAAGGACGGGTTTGTAGTAGATGACCCCGAACAAGAGGATTCCGATGAAGAATTTATTCCTAAAAAAAAGCAAAAGAAGGGACCTAAAAAGACGAATCGGCGCGTAGAGAATGTTGTCGTAGACGAGCCAAAAGATTATTTGGAATGCACTGACGAGCTAAGCGAAGAGGCGTATTTCTAGTCAGGGAACCAAGGTCATCAGAATCCGCGAAGCGGATTCCATTATCGCCGCTTCGCTGTACCCCTCCCTTCTAATAAAGAAGTCCCCCAGTTTATCACCTCCACAAAGGGAGGGGTACAGCGAAGCGGCGGGGAACCTTAGCGAAGCAAAAGGTTCCCTGAAATAAAATTGATAATGATATAAATGTTATTCCCTTTGTATCATTACAACATGCCCGGAATTTCAAACCCCGATTCGTTTCGCGAAAATATTCGGAAAAAGATAGAGATCGTTATTGCAACACAAGACCCACTTATCGCCGGAAATTTGGAGAAGGGAGTTTTCAATTACGCTATTAAAGAGGCAGGCCAACGTAAGATTGTGAAGAAGTGGGAGAATCCCCAATTTGCGCAATTATACATCGACCGAATGCGAAGCATTTATATCAATCTGAAACACCAGGATTTAATGGAATCGTTGAGGTCGGGTGAAGTTACACCGCAAGCCGTTGCTTTTATGACGCACCAAGAATTCCAGCCGGATAATTGGCGAAAATTGATTGAGGCCAAGATGAAGCGCGATGCATCAAAATACACAGATAATTTGCAGGCATCAACCGATATGTTTACATGTAAGAAGTGTAGATCCAAGCGTTGTACATATTATGAGCTACAGACAAGATCGGCGGATGAGCCGGCGACGATTTTCATTAGTTGTTTGGATTGCGGAAAACACTGGAAATCTTAAAAAAATTGAATCCATAAATATGCAGTTTATTTTTCTTCAAAAATGAACGCAACACTAGAAGAACAATTGATCAAGAAGCTTCCATTTGAACTGGTTGATTATATTAAATTATACACAGGAGATGCGTATTGGCGAAATGGAAAATTCTATAACGTGACAAAATTATTAAAAAACGACTCTCGATACGCAATTCTATTAAAGATGCCAAAAATAAAACAGGTCTTCAATGATTACTATCTTAAACCCAAGCGCGGATGTGTTTGGTTCAAATTAGAAAACGGGAAATACATAACCATTTCTGTTTTATATAAAACGTTTCATTCGTTGCATGGCATTATTAACGGTTATTTCTGGGAATTCCAATACAATCAAAAATGCGAGAATTATTTTATTGGAATATGATATAATGATTTCTTACTCACTATATCAATGGTGCGAACTTATTCTACAGTGGAAGGAGGGTTAAAAATGGCCACCTTAACTCCGCGTTTACCTTTTACAAAATACCGCAAACAATCTTTTTCATCGTTGTATTTAAAGCATCTACACAATAAAATCGAAATATCGGATGAATCTATTAAAAAAGGATTGATCGATATTTTGCCTAATATTTCTAAGGAATTGGTAAACTATACCGATGAGAATGAGTTAGAGGATTGGATACAGAAAGCTTTATCATATGCAAAAACACTTCTCTGCGATTTTGACGATCTTTGTTCTCGGCAAGTAAATGCGTTGAACATTATAAAAACGCATCGGATTCTAACTTCGAAATTCGAAATTTCCAAGATCGTACGCCTCCCTTTGGAAATGGAAAAACACATACAATCTTATTTTTTGCCGCAAACAAGACTTGACGTTTTAATCTACGGAATAGAGAACATCGAACTTCGTTTGAAAAAAATGACGCTTCCTTGGTTGAATAATATAATGAAGCGAGTCATTTGGTTTAATTTTTCTATTATGCAAATACAGTTCTATCGTTATTATAAAAAGAATCCGGATTTACATAGAAAATGTCAGGTATTTTATTCACAGGAAATATGCAATAAATTGTTCACTCAAACCAAGAAAAAGCCGCATATTATTGAATCTATTATGAATATTTTGTTTTTGCATAAAAATTTGGAGTCTATTCCGTCGAATTATATGGCGCAACTTACTTACAAGACGTTGTTTCGAATATGGCATTCCGTTCTTTATGTAGAATCTAAATTCCTAGATAAAAAAAGTAGGAGATAGGTTTACACCGATGAAGATTTAAAATGGTGTTGGTGTTTTCAAAAATTGTTCTATTATTTTTTTATCCGTTTTATTTTTTATAACATGAGCCCTAAGTTTTACAAGTCGTTCGGCTACTTCCCGATTTGAACCGCTTTTTGTAACTTTATATTTTTGTACTAGCCTTTGTAAATCTTCTTTCGTTGCTTTATTCTTGAGTGTTTTGTTTTTATTCACATTTACCCATTTGTATGTTCCGTGTTTATCAGGTTGAGATAAATAAAATTTGCCGTCATTCCCCTTTTTCTTCATAGATTTACATTTATTTGCTGAATAAGGTGGAGAATTTCTAAAAGAATATTTGTCAGTTTTTATCTTTACACATTCGTTCATTATATATTATAACTTGATAAAAATTAGATTGGAATCAAATTTTCAAGGGTATATAATTTTTCTATAAAAGGAGGACTAAATAAATTCCAAATCTTTGAGCTTCCAGTATTCGCATCCGCCATTCGGCAACGGGCGTTTGATAATGAACGGAATCTTCTTCTCATCGAATTCTTTGAGAGCAATCAAATATCCGTCAATTATACTGGGTTCTACTTCAACAAAGGGTGTAGCTCCAGAATTCAACTGTTTTGCGCGCTCGCCAAGAATGCGCGCCTTCTCGTATTTGGTTAGAATTGGAATGGTTCGATGCAGGGGATCGATAATAAGTCCGTTCTTGTCGCGCACTACATTGGATAAAACGTCCACTTCGTCATTATTATGTTGTTTGAGTTCAGGGTGATAATCCGCGATAATATTCGTTTTTAGAGTTTCGTCGAATTTTTGCAAGTAGTTCTCGTCGTCGTCCTCTTCATCATCGTCTTCGTCTTCGTCTTCCATCTCGGCAATATATTTTGAAATCATGGATTCTTGTTTGACGCCGGTTTCTTTTGCACTAGATGCTGCGGCAATTTCTTCCTCTGGATCGACGTCACTATCTAAATCGCTTTCGTTGTCTTCCTCCTCTTCATCTTCGTCTTCATCTTCCTCTTCGTCAGAAGAGTCCGCTTTTTCGACTTTCTTTATAGTAATCTTCTTTTTAGACTTGGGTTCCTCCTCGTCGTCCTCCTCCTCTTCGCTTTCGGAGACAACAGCATCGAAATCTTCATCGGCATTCGCATATGGGGTTTTTGCGGCTTTAAACATGGACATTGAATATATAGTTAGAAGATATTTCTAAATGGATTTTCGATTCAATTTTAAAAATTGAATCGGAAAATATATATAAAAATATATCACATAACCCTATAATGAAATTTTGCACAGTATGCGATAATATGTACTACATTGGAATCAACGAAAAAAACGGAAACAATCTCACATATTATTGCAGGAGATGCGGTCACGTAGACGAAACTTTAGCGTCGGAAAATATTTGCGTTTTAAAGACACAGTTGAAGCGAGGAGAACAAAAATTTAATCATATTATCAATCCCTATACCAAACTGGATCCCACTTTGCCAAGAATTTATAACATGAAATGCCCAAGTGCATCATGCAAGACCAATGTGGATAAAGTGGCCAAACCCGAAATCATTTATATGCGCTACGACGACGATAATATGAAGTATCTATATCTTTGTGTGACGTGCGACACGTGCTGGAAAACGGACGATGCAAAATAATACAATGGTGCAAATATTGCAAAAGGTTTCATTAATTTTTTTTGAATGTATTATCAATATCTCGATAATGCATGCAAAAAACTAAAAAAAATGAACATAAAATTGATTTATGAAAGGTAAATAAATATATCCGTACATTATACTTTATACACATGATAACGGATAAAACAAACGCTGCGCCTACTATAATAAAAAAACAAAAACTTCGTGTCGTTGCAGCACCCTCACTGAAATATAAAGATTTCACTGATTTCATGATCAAACACGTTATTAAAAAAGACGACAAATCGGAAAAAGGTCCAACGCATACCAGGATAGGAGATAAGTCTCAAGGAATTCACAGTGGATCGTATCATGTCCCGGACGACGAATGGTCAACCTTTATGCAGCTTTATTATAAGCACGTCGTAGAAAAGGGAGCGGATGAGTATTTGACCGAAAAACAACTCATCGAGTCGTCGAAATCTCCGATCGCGATCGATATTGACCTCCATTTTGCATTGGAAACCAAATCTAGATTATATACGAAAGAACATATTGACGATTTGATTGGAGGGTATTTAGACGAATTGAAAAAGATGTTTCAATTCGATGAAGACACTCGATTTCAAGTGTATATTTTCGAAAAATCATCCGTGAATCCAGTCGAAAGCAAGAATATTACTAAGGACGGGATTCATATCATAATTGGCATCCAATGTGACCATAATGCACAGCAACTGTTGCGGAAAAAAATGGTTACAAAAGCGGAAGAAATGTGGCAGGATTTACCGATAGTGAATACATGGGACGATGTTTTCGATAAGGGTATTACGATCGGACATACAAATTGGCAGCTTTACGGTTCAAAGAAGCCGAGTCACGAAGCGTATCAGCTGTCAATTGTATACAATATTTCGTTGGATCCAACGGACGACGAATGGCAGATTGAGAGCGTGAAAGTAAAAGATTTTATGAATGCGGAGAATTTCAAGAAGCTTTCGGTCAGATACGAGAATCATCCCCAGTTCATCTATAAATCTGATTTCATTCGTCAATTGGAGACAAAAGCGCCAGTCGCCGCTGGTACAAAGAAAAAGTCGTCGCAATCCTCGTCGGATCTACAAACATATATGATGGACGAGGTAATAGGGATCCAAGAACTTCGAAACGTTCGATCGGCTGAAGATCTGGAGTATATGAAAAATCGATTCTTGGACGGAATTCAACCGTCGCAGTATGTCTTGAAAGAAACCTTCGATTATACAATGATTTTACCCGCATCCTATTATGAAAACGGATCTTATGCAAAATGGATTCGTGTCGGTTGGGCTCTCAAGAATACGTCCGAACGTCTTCTCATTGCGTGGATCGTTCTCAGCGCAAAAGCGGCTAATTTCAAATATTCGTCAATTCCTGATCTATGCGATCAATGGCGCCAATTTGAGAAGAAAAACCGCGACGGAGTAACTGAGCGCTCGATCATGTATTGGGCCATGCAGGACGCGCCCACCCATTTCAAGGGTGTGAATAAAAGCACGGTGGGTTTCTATCTCGACCAAACCATCAATTCTATCACAATCGATACTGTAAATTCGGATAAAAAGAATAAGGTCAAGGCTTGTGGAGATTTTGATATTGCCACTGTTCTTTATCACTTAAAGAAGAGCCAATTCAAGTGCATCAGCGTCAAGAACAATGTATGGGTTCAATATAAGAATCATCGCTGGGTCAAGAATGAATGTGGCACCAGTTTGCGAAAAATGATTTCCGACGATCTTCGCGATTTGTATATGGAGCGCGCAACTCAGCTTTTGCAACAAGCCGCCGAGCTAGATCCAGATGATAATAAGACGAAGTTAATTCGATGTAAGGTGAGCGTGATTACGACCATTTGCACGCGTCTTGCCACCACCAGCGATAAGAAGAATATTATGACGGAGGCGAAGGAGTTATTTTGGGACGACTCGTTTGAGCAAAAGATGGATAGTAATCCTTACTTACTTTGCTTCAACAACGGAGTGGTAGATTTCAAGGAGAAAATCTTTCGCCGAGGGTTGCCCGAAGATTATATCACTAAATCGACCAATATCGATTATATTCCATTGGACCCGGTAAAGCATATGCAAATTATGAACGACATCAATGATTTTATGACCAAACTTTTCCCGAGACCGAATTTGCGAAAATATATGTGGAGTCATTTGGCTTCCGCGCTCATTGGAACCGCGTCCGTGAACCAAACGTTTAATATGTATATCGGTGGCGGACAGAACGGTAAGTCCGTTTTGACCGATCTGATGAGCAATGTTTTGGGAGAGTATAAAGTGGCCGCACCGCCAGCTCTTATTACGCAGCAGCGCGGAAAGATTGGCGGCGTTTCACCTGAAGTTGTATCTCTAAAGGGTGCTAGATATGCGGTAATGTCTGAGATGTCCAAGGGAGATAAGATGAACGAAGGTGTCATGAAAGAGCTGGTGAGTGGAATGGAACCGATCAAGGCGCGCGGATTGTACATGATCGAGCCTCTAGAGTTTATCCCACAGTTCAAGCTCATCATGTGTTCGAACGAATTTCCCGAGATCAAGACACAGGATCACGGTACATGGCGTCGTATTCGCGTGGTGAATTTCGAATCGTTGTTCACCGAGACTCCCGTTTCCGACGACCCCGATAAGCCATTCCAGTATTTGATTGATCGTAACATCAAGGAAAAATTCCCTGAATGGAGTCCGATATTCGCCTCGATGTTGGTCAAAGAGGCATTCCTTACTGATGGCGTCGTAAAAGATTGTCCTGAAGTGCTCAGTGCCAGCAATGAGTACAGGGAGCGCGAGGATTATCTGGCGGCTTTCACTAAGGATAAGGTGGTTCGCGAGATTGGTTCGCAGATCCGAAAGGGACAACTTGCGGAGGAGTTCAAGCTGTGGTACAACATCAATTTTGGTGTTCGAAACGCGAGCCCGAAAGATATGTATGAATACATGGACAAGACTTATGGAAAGAACAAATCTGGTGTATGGAAGAACGTGCGGCTCAAGTTCAGGGACGACGATGAAGATGATTTTGTAAAAGAATCATCCGAAGATGACGAGGTTCCGGAAATTTGCTTGAAGGAACTTTGATTCAGGGAACCTACGGTTCCCCGAACCCCTCCCTTTCAGGAAACCTACGGTTTCCCGAACCCTTCCCTTCTAATAAAGAACGCCCCCGTTTATTACCTCCACAAAGGGAGGGGTTCGGGGAACCGTAGGTTCCCTGAGTAGGTTCCCTGAGAAGTTATAAAAGTTCATAATATAAAAACAATTTTTTATATAATGCAATTATGATTTCGATAGAAAACAGCTGGTTTTCCATAGGATTTCCTTCCAATCCATCGTGGGGCTGGAACAAAGCAGCGCCAAAAAAGTCTCTCGTCGAAATTGGCATGGCAAAAACGGCCAATGCGTTTATGTTAAATATAGTGGAGCTCGTCCATTGGGCTCCAATTATTCCCGCATTTTTAATGGCCCAGTCTATCCTCAATAACAGTGATAAATGGACTGCTTATTTTGGCAATGACCAAAATAGGACGCTTTTGTTTCTTCTCTCTCCCATTGTCGCTTTTTTCGGAGGTCTTCCCGGCATTATGATGCATACATACGAAGGCTGGCAGGTGGCTCCGTTCGATAGTCCGTTAAGAGGAGAATCAGAGGATACGAATGTTGTAGTTTCAGATAAAAATAATCAATGGTTAAGAATTGTCGCTTATTTTTTGATTTTTAATATGCAGTATATTGGATTACAGGCATTCTCGTATGCCGTTTTGGGACCGAGTTATTTTTATGGTTGTCTCCCGTTTCTATCCGTAACGGGCTTCTTGGTTGGATACTTAGGCAATCAAGATTACAAGGCGACTTTTTATTTCAAGTGGAGAGACACCGAGGGTGGTTCAACCTTTCCTCTTGCTTGGACCACACTCGTACCATTTATCATGTCCGCATCATTGAATCTTTATGCGTTTTCCAACTTGGGAACATTAGTATTTCCCGGTTATTTTTCTGTGATCAATTCTATAATTCCACCAACACTAATCGCATTAGGTGGCGTTATTGAAGGTATATTTGCGGAAACTGTATTCGATCAAAAACTACATCTTTTTTCATTTGCAATGATTAATGTAGGTTTTTGGCTTGAACTAAATATGATCGCAAAAGGAGGTTATGTACTTTCTCGCTGCATTAGTAATTAGTTCCCAGGTAAAGAAAAAGGGAGGGGTTCGGGGAACCTACGGTTCCCTGAGTAGGTTCCCTGCTACGATAAAGTAAACGACGGTGTATCATATTGAAATTGTAAATATGGATTTCTGAATACCAACGCATACAAATAACGCAATAAGAAAAATACGAATTTTTCAATCGGAATCATAATGAATGGATACGAAAAAACAAAAATCATCAATATAAAATTTTGTAAATTGAACCCTTTATTTTTGCCAAAAACTACCACATAAATTATAGCTAAAGCTACTAGATAATATACCCATCTTAAGTAATAATTAATAAATTGATAATATTGCATGTCGTCAGATTTATATTTTATGATTTGCGTGTCCGTTGAAAAATCGTTTGTCATTTGCGTTTGTTGAGCTAATAAAATTGTATTTTGTAATTTTACTGAATTATATAATTGTTTATAGTCGGCCATTATATAATTCAACGATATTTATATTTTTTGGAATTGATTATATTCTAAATATGCATTAGGTTTTGCACCTGATGTGTCACCCATCCATGCGTTTGTTGTTTGTATAGAAGAAGGCAATATTTTTGTGCTTTGATTTATATCTCCATAAGCAACCGATTGTGCCATTGTTGTGAAACCTGAAGCGGTAGTGGTCCTGGGAGCTGTAGTAGCAGCAACAGTGGTAGTTGCAGGAGCAATAGTAGCCGCAGCAGTGGTAGTTGCAGGAACCGTAGTAGTTTTGGCAGTAGTAGTAGCAGGAACTGTAGTAGTTTTGGCGGGAGTAGTCGCAGGAGCCGTAGTAGTTTTGGCGGGAGTAGTCGCAGGAGCCGTAGTAGTTTTGGCGGGAGTAGTAGTAGAAGGAGCTGTAGTAGTAGGCATTGTGGGTTTTACCGTGGCAGAGGAACCGACCAAACCAGACCCTTGAGTATAAGGTTGCACTACACATAATGATAATTGATCGCTCCAGCTCGTTCCAACCGAACAACATTTCGATCCTTTGCAAGTATCAAACATACCCCATATACTAGGACCGGCTGGACTATTTACAATCAAATTTCCACTTACATCCAATTTTGGTGGAGATATTTCTATTTTATCATAATCAATGCTACTTCTTGCGGAAAGATCTGCATACAAAATGAAAATATAAATAATACCAATAGATATAACGGCAATCATTAAAAACGAATACAATGACTCTGGAAAAACCGTAATATATTTTCCCATAAGTCGTATAATTACTATAGCAATCAAAACCATTACAACAACAATAGTAATTTTAGTATATTGCGTGTATTTTTTACGATATGTTGTATTTAATAATACTTTCCGATCATTTTCGGCTTCCACCTGATCAAATATAGCTTTTTTCTCGAGTAATCTCTGTTGTTCTACTTGTAAGATTTTCATCATCTCTTGTTGGTGCTGTAAAACGGCGTCACTTGAACTATTCGCTTTATCATATTCCGACGACATTTGAGATATTGCGGATTGTATTTTACTTAATTGCACTGCTATATCAGACGCATTATCTGTATTTTCGTTATATATAGATGATAAATCGTTTACATAAGTATTTTGTAAATTTACTGCGGCGGATAAATCATAATATAAATCGTTCGGCATTTTGTTATACTATATTATCATTATATATTTTCAGTTCAGGGAACCTACGGTTCCCCGAACCCCTCCCTTTCTGGGCTTGAAATGTTTTAATGCATAGTTCAAAAAATTTATTTCTAATATTATACGCCCAGAAAGGGAGGGGTTCGGGGAACCGTAGGTTCCCTGAGAAGGTTCCCTGAGCCTCATCTATTCGCGCCCTAATAATACCGCTAAAATTAACAAAGATGCAGCCGTAATTGTTCCTAAAATATATAATGAATTTTGTGTCATCCCCCCTTCATTTGAATCTAAAGCATTTTGTTCACGCAGCGTAGGCTTTCGAGCGTTTCTAAAATGAAGCAATGTGTTTCCACTTAAATCATAATTTACATCATTTTCCATAAATGTCTTTAATTTGCTGTAATCTTGAATATTAGTTGATAAATTCGAATAGGTAGAATTAATCTGTTCATTCGTATTAAGAAGTCTTTGTTCTTTTGCTATATTATTAAGAGCATTATTACGAGAATCCGCAAGAGCATTCGTCTTAACCGTAGTAAATCCTTCATTTTTATCTAACTCAGTTATACTTGACCAAAATTTTGTATCAGTATAAGGAGGATAATTGGATAATTTCATAGTGCCATCGGGATGTTTATATTTACCGTCTTCTTGATACAGCGTGTTCGCCGCTAATATATTTTTTGCTTCCGCGTTTAATTTCAAATACGTCTCATCACTGCATTTTCCGGAATTATTTACACTCGGTATTACGTATGGGTCTATAACATACGTTGAATATGGAAACGAATCTGTATATATTTGCGTATTCAATACGGGTTCTGATTCCTCTAATAAAACCGAATTTTTGCCACACCCCGTGGACTTAGGAAATGAAAAATTGCGCAGATTCAAAGAACTCGTTTTATCGTCTACGGAAGAATTCGCTATATTTCCTCCAGTTGGTCGAACTTGATTAAATAAAGGTTGCTCATTTCTAGAATCAACGACGCACCGATCTGTATCGTTCGATTTATACGCAAAATACCAATTGCACGTTGAAGATTCGTTGCATTGTTTTTTACATTCACCTGCGCTTGCATCAATGCCCGCGCTCGGATTATCGGGATAATAATTAGGCAATGTAGTGTAAGTATTTCCAAGGGTTGTTAATTTATCATCAATTGAATTCATTATAAAAGAATTTGTTGCCGGATCTCGTTTTGTATTGATTTGAAATGTTTGATTCATTCTCATGTCAACATCCATCCTATAGATAGAAAATACATTCGGCGAAGATAATGGATTATTTGGAATAGAAACTTGCGAATAAAACATTTTATTTGCTTCTATAATTCCAAATTCATCTTGGTTCGTTTTAGCGTCTCTATCGTTTGTTTTATTCAATGTTATATATTTCTGGGAATTGATAAAATCGTAAAATGTATTCCTATTTTCTTCGGTTGTAAGATCGTTTGT